CGGTCGAGTCGGCCCTCCTCGGTGGGTCGCATAACGTGCTCAACGCCAGCGACAGCGTCATTGCCGGGGGCATCACGAATCGAATTTATGGCGGGTCCGGCGTTATCGCGGGCGGGCGCGAAAACGTAATAACAAACAGCACGCACGGGGTTATCATCGGAACGAGCAATCGGATTACCAGCGGCACAAACACTCTTGTCATCGGCAACAAGGTCACCAACAACACGCCCAATACCACGGCGATTGGCGAGGTGGATAAGACGTATTTGTTTACCTCTACGAGCGTGGTGGCTTCAGCCACGCAATTCCGGCAGGGGATGGCGATTACGCCCACCTACGTCACGCTAACAGCGGACGATCAGGTTATTACGGTGACCAGCAATCTATCGTCACTTTCGTTGTCGTCGGACAGTGTGACGGCCGCCGACCGCGATTTTACTTTAGCGGGCGCGCCACCGGATGGGAGCCTGCTGTATTTGGTGTGGGAAGATCCGACGAGCGCAGGGCGGTTACAGTTGGACGCAGGGACAACGCCGGTGCGGCTGGAGGCTGATTGGACTCCTGTTTATTTGGATAACCTGGTGATGCGATATAGTGCGGCGGGAGAAGACTGGCGCGAGATTGGGCGGTCCTACGTGGGAAGCATATCTCAGGGCCTGTCTACTTTCAGAAACCCGACAGGGAACGCCTACGGCGCGGATGGCGCGATTCAGATGGCGCGGAATTCGACGAATCATTCGGTGGGGCAACTCAACTACGACTTGACCAATGGACGCCTCGGAATTGCCGCGACGGTTGGCGCCTCCAACGTCATTGTGACCAACCTGATTCGCAATATCCCCCAAACGGCGGCATTCGCCGGCACGAATGTTTTCATTGACGGGCGGCTGGGGAATTTCTGGAACCTGACGCTGACCAATAACGTCAAGCTGCACGCCACCAACATTCAGGCCGGGGCCACCTACATCATTAACATGCTGCAGGACGGCACGGGCAGCCGGCTGCTCTATCCGGCATCGCTGAACATCCAGACCAACGCCAGCAATCCGCATGTGCTTTCGACGGCGGCCAACGCCATCGACGTGCTGTATTGGAGCGCCGACATCACGGGCACCAACGTCAATTCAATCCTGAACGCCAATTTCGCCAAGTGATGCTACGATTGCTCGCCATTCTATTGCTTTCGCTCGCGTCAGCTAACGCGGCGATACCGATTATTTTCCTGCGGGCGGGGACGAATGCGGTGGTGGTGCCACCTGACCCGACCAACGAGGTGGGCGGGTTCACAACCAATATGTTCGTGGATGCCGAAGACTACAATTACTCGCAGGGACTGTACTTTCCGACCATTGGCGGGAACGCATTCAACGCGACCAGTCTTTATTTTGATGAGGAGGGTGCCACCGAAGGCACAGATTTCACGTCATGGGATCTTGGCACCGACGCGGGTTACGGGCGAAACGACGGGTTTTGGATGGACGAGCATGACGACAACCATGAGCCCAATGGTGTGCCGTATACTGATTTCAAGATTCGGGCCTTCACTTCTGCCGGGCCGGACTGGACGGCTTACACGCGCTTTTTTTCCAATATGACTTTTTGGGTCTATGCGCGGGTGAGCAGCACGGTGGCGTTCGGGCTGCAACTGGAGCGCATCGAAGACGGGTCGTGGGTTGTGAGCGAGGGCTCGCAGGATCGCATTAAGATTGGCACGGCAAACCCGACCGGGTTAGGCACGAACACGTTTTTCTATACGCCGTTCAAGACAAACGGCGTGCCGATGGCGGTAAGCCTGGTTGGCACGCAAGCCCTGGTGGTGACGATTACGAACGGGATATGCGACTTCCACCGGCTCATGCTGGTGACATGGACGGGTAATCCGATGGGGTTTGCCAATCCAGAGGAAGATCCAGACGTGATTTTCATAGACGAGAACGGAGTAGTTTTTCACGACCCAGAAATATGAGCGAACACAAAAGCAAATTCATGGCGGTTGGGTTGGCGGGGCTGGCGCTGGCGATGGTGGCGGCGAGCTATTTCGGCAGCCTGACGGTGGTGAGCACGATTCATGACTCAACCAACTACCTTCATGTTGTGCTCGGCAATCATCAGGCCAGCGTGGTGAGGAAGATTTCTCCATCCAACCTTGTGGCGGTGCAGAACACGGTGATTCTGCCGAGGACGAATCTGGCGGGGCTCTACATTCGAAGCACTCCGGCGACTAACACGGCTCAAATATCGCTCATTGAGACCAATGGCACGTTTGCTACCGTGCTGGAAGGCCCAAAAAATCTCACCAACAATTTTCTCATCAACTTTCCGACGAACCATCCGACAGCCGGGCAGGTACTGAGTGTGCAGAGCTACGCGGGCAACACGGTGAGCCTGACGTATTCCAATGATGCGACGGGCGGTGCAGGAGCAAGCGGCCCTGTGACCAATGCGCAAATGACGCTCGTCGTAGATGGTGGCGGAAGCGTGATTACGACCGGGGCGAAAGGATGGACGCGAGCCAAGGATACTTTCACGATCACGGGCTGGGACATTACTGCGGACCAAAGCGGCTCGTGCGTAGTGGACGTGTGGAAGGATACCTACGCTAACTTCCCGCCGACTGTAGCGGACACGATTGCCGGGACGGAGAAACCGACGTTGTCAGCCGCGCAAAAGAATCAGGATGTTGCCCTGGGCTCCTGGACGACGGCGGTAACGAAAGGCGATTACATCCGGTTCAACGTCGATTCGGCGAGCACGGTGACTTATTTAGTGGTGACGATTTACGGGTATTGAGATGAAACGCTTTCTTTTTCTTTTCCCGATGTGCGTGGCGTTAAGCGCAGGTGCTACTACTTACTACATCGATCCGGTGAACGGCTCCGAGGGCAACAACGGTCTTGGACCGGACGCGAGCCATGCGAGCAACAAGCCATGGAAGAGCATCCACCAGTTTGCGCGGACGAATGCGACGGCCAGTGGGGACGTAGCCTATCTCGCTCCCGGAGTCTACCGGGAACCAATGATCTTCTTGAGCAATTGGACCAGCTACGTAAAATTTATTGGCGACCCGCAGAACTCGCAGGGATTCAAAACGTCCGGGAGCGTGTTGGTACCCCCGGGGATCGTCCGGTGGACTGGCTACACAAATACCGATTCAACGGCTTCGTCGGCAGCCTCCACGCTGGATTTGAACGGCAAGAATTATATCTGGCTTGAAAACCTTTACATCATAGCCAGTCCGACATCAGCCATGCGGGCCATCAAAGCGGGGTCGGCGGCATCCACGAATATTGTCATCACGAACTGCGTGGTGGTTGGGTGCAAATCTTATGCCGTTGACATGACTGCGGCAGCGGGCCTGCCAGTCAATCTTACCATCGACAATTCTTATATTTTTACCCCAACGCAAAACGCGCAACCGATCTCGATTTCGTTTACCGCCGGCAGCGGCGCGGATTGGGATATGGGCATTGTAATCCGCAATTCTACTGTGGTGGCCTATGGTAACGCTTCGGTTGGTACAGCGAAATTTGGCACGAGCACTGGCGTTGGTGGTGGTGTTAATATCACCAACTGCACGCTCGTTGGGGCGGTGTCAGCTAGTGGATCATCCACAAATACTCTGCCGGTAATCGTGCGCAACTCGATTGTCATGGCTCCGGGTGCTTGCTTTACTGCTGGGGCCATTGGCCAAATCGACGAGAATTACAACTTGGTGTTTGCGGGTGGTTCTTCCTCGCACACGGCTACTGCTGTCGGGGCTAATTCACACACCAACGATTGGAGTTACCACCTGGATTTTGCGGCTTCACAATTGTTTGGGTTTGGCCCGCGCCCACTTTTTTCGCCGTTAAGCGATTCTCCGGTAGTAGGAGCGGGCCAAAACAATTCCACCGTGGACTTCTACCGTCGCGCACGTCCCGCAGGAAATGCTTTTGGCGCTTTCGAGGTTCACACCGCGCCGGAACATTCGTCGGTAAGCCAATGATGAAGCTGGTTGCGTCCATTATTTTCCTGCTGGTGGCTACGGCCTCCGGCGCTACGCGCATCACCAGCGCGGCCAATACGCCGTTGCCGACGCGGGCGCAATGGAATCTTGCCCTTCCATTCCGGCCCGGCGATGGCGAGACAGCCAATATCAACCCGCCGCGCTTTAGCTGGAGCTACACGTTAACCTCGCAGGCGATCAACTCGGATTTCAACGAGCGAAATTTCCAGTTCCAGTGCTCGCGAACCAACAGCTTCGAGACCACCAATCTCGTGGTTGACGTGCGGACGCCTTACAACTGGTACAACTTTATTGCCCCATTCACTAACACCACCGTTTACTGGCGAGTCGGGTATGTGTCCGAGGTGACGAACTGGGGGGCCACGCGCAGCTTTTTTATCACGAACAACACCCCGCAGTGGGACCGGTCGATGTTTGCGAGCACAAATTATCTTGGGCCAATTGCGACCAACAACGTTCATCCAAGGATTCTATTCAACGCTGGAACCCAGTTGTCGTGCTCAAATTATTTGCGCACCAACAACAGCGCGGCCTGGATAGCAATCACCAATGCCTGCCTGACTTACGTAACACAGTCATGGTGGAATGTGGATGTGCCGACCAATTATTATTTCAGCGATCACATCGTCGCACTGGCGACTACCGCCCTTGTCTGGAAGATGACCGGCAATCCGGCCTTCACGAATGGGCTGGTTGATTTTCTGGAGAAGAGTGCGATCAGTTACGTCACCAAATTTCAGGACCAAACCGATGCCGGGGCCAGCGGCAATTCGGATCGGCATTATGGATTATCCCTCGGGCTGTCGTTCGATTGGCTTTACGACATGCTAACCCCGTCGTGCAAGTCCAATATGGTTTACGCCATGCGTGCCCACGCTCTCTACGTGATGCACGGAATTGAGTTTGTCTGGCAGACGATCCCGGGCGAAGACACCAACAGGATCTATCCGCGACCGTGGTATGTGGAGCGATTCTCGAATATGAAGATGGGAACGTCGCACCCGATTTCCACTTGGAGCGCCAGCGTCCCCATTGCGCTGGCTGCCTGGGAGCAGGACACGAACATCCTTCAACTGATGCAGGCCAGTCTTCACTACATGATTGCGGAAACTTACCCGTTTGGGCAGGACGACGGCGGCAACGATCAGGGGCATCAGTACGCAAACCTCGGGATGTTTTATCTCACGCCAGCGTTATACGTTCACCTGCTCACTCATACTGTTTTTCCGGCAGCGCAATGGAATAAAAACCCGTGGCACTCTGAAAACATTGATTGGTGGACACGCTGGTTGCCGGTGGGATTTCGGGAGCATCACAATCCGTGGGCAGATACAGGCTGGGAATCTTCATCAAGTGATTGGGCAATTCGGGACATGGGCCGGGATTGGGCGCACTTCACCAGCAACGGTGTGCTGAGAACACATTGGGAAAATCAGGATGTGCTGACGCCGAATACCGCCCAGGAGGGCTACTATCGCATCCTTGTTCCGTTCCTGTTTCCTGCGCCAGCACGGGCCACAAACAACACCTTGGCGCAAGCGTTCCTTGCCTCTGGCTGGGTCATGGGGAACAGCAAGAGCCCGCAGGCGTTTGACGCATGGACCAATGGTGTAGGATTCGTTTTTCAGGCTCGCCCGCAAGGACCGAACCCCGGCAGCCATTCGCATCCAAACGATGGAAATTTCCAGCTATGGGCGTACGGTGCGCCGATCACAGACTCAGGGCAAGAGGGCATCACGTCTTACCCGAATATTCCGCTCTCGCATTACACGCTTGGCGTGGACGGCTTGCAAGAATATGCGCCGCAGTATCAGCATGAGACCAACTACTGCCAGATCACTGCGTTCACGAATGGCGGCGATTTCGTTTACACTTCGGCTGATTTGACCAAGGTCTACGGTCGTACAAATTTTGTGGCCTTGGGTTTTACCATTGGCGGAAATGCTTACCACTCGACTTACACGGCCAACAATTCCACGGGCCACTTGCACTACGTCAGCTTGGTGAAGCGGCACTTGCTGTTCAACAGGCACAAGTATTGGGTGATCTATGATGAGCTTCAGACGGTGGGCACCAACAGCTTTTTTCAATGGGTCTATCACGTCTTGGAAGACACAGCGGTGGTAAACACCAACGATTCCTCATTTACTTATACTGCGACGAACTACACCGGTGGGGCCGTCACGACTTACGTCGCGCATGTGGTAGCAGCAAACAAACTGGCTCTCACGCATTTGACTGGCACGAACGTCAAGAGCAACCCAGTGACTGGGGAAAATTATTGGACGGCAGACGTGGATACACATCCACGCAAGCATGCTGTGTGGGTGCAGAATGTCACGCCGACCACCAACTGGCATTTTATGTCTGTGATTTATCCAGTGCCACCGGGCGGGACTGCACCGACGATTACCAGGGTGGACGACTGGACGGTAGCTGTTACCAATGGCGCGGAAGGTGACGTGATCTCGTTCGACTACAATTCGCCGACAGCAACGCTGATCATCGAGAACGTGGCCACCAATGAGGTAGCGGCCTATGTAAACCGCGCCAGCCTTACCGGCCCGGCCACGTTGAGCGGGAAAGTGAATTTTTAAGCCTGTGCCGGTGCCGCCTGTGCCGGGCCGGTGATTGTATTGACTCGTGGAAGACCAATGAAACTGGACCTGATGTATTGGAAGCTGGCGATTTGGAAGCTGACGCACGGGATTTTTGCGACGGCGGCGGCGGGCTACATGGGGGCGACGGTGACGGTGAAGTGGAGTTCGATGGGACTGGATGAACGGCTGCAGGTGTGCCTGCTGATTGGGCTGGGGGTGGGGAAGTTTTGCGACGGTTTTTTCGATTCGACGGTGAGCCGGCTGGCCACCGGCAAACCGCCGGTGCTGGTGAACGGCAACGGCAATGGGCCCGGGCATGAAACGGCCAACACGGATGGACAAGGAAAGGACGCAACAATGATGACAGTGGGAAAAGTAACGACGGCGGTGATGGTGGCGGCGTTAATCGGGGTGGGGTGCGCCTCGTTCGGGAACCGGCCGGCGGCGGAACGGCTGGGGAGCCTGGCCAAGGTAGCGGCCTTCACGGGGACGCGGGTTTACCTGGCGGAACACCCGGAGCAGCGGCCGATTTTCGTGAAGGTGCACGAGGCGCTGCAAGGGCTGGAGGCGGGGGGCACGTTCGACGCGGCGGCGCTGGCGCTGGTGCTGCAGTCGCTGCCGATTAACGAGCTGCAAGGGCCGGAAGGGAGCCTGTATGTGAGCGCGGCGGTGGTGCTGTGGGATGAGGTGATTGGCGGGGCGACGGCCATCGACCAGGTGGCGGTAGTGCGGGCGGTGCTGCCGAAGGTCCGGGAAGGCCTGGCGCTGGGGCTGGGGCCGGAGCAGAGGTCAGAGGTCAGAGGTCGGAGGGCGGAGACTAAAGACGTGCGAACGTTCGGATGAGCGCGGGCGAACATCGGCGCGGGTTGGACGATGGCGACGGCGGGTTTCTCGGGGTGAACGAGAAGGACCCGCCGGCGCTGTTGCGGGAAGGGGAATGCGCGCGGGCGGTCAATTGCCGGTTCACGGTCGGCGAGGGGGAGATGCGGCTGGGCCTGGCCAAACTGCCCTGGAGCAACAAGGTGGTGGGGAGCACGACGGCGCCGCACCCGTTCGGGGTGGTCTACGGCACGATCGATTACCGGGATGGGGAGGGCTTGAGCTGGCTGATTATCGCGGCGGACGGGAAGGTCTACAAGACGCGGGAAGGCAACGCGGCCAGCGAGGTGACGATTCCGGAGGCGATCACGGACGTGGTGCGCTTTACCCAAACGCAGAGCGGGCTGGTGCTGTTCCGCGGCACGGACCTGCCGGCCTGGTACCTGCAGACGCTGGACGCCGGGTTCGAGCCGATCGCGCAGGAGGCCAACGTGGTGACCGGGGTGAGCAGCGAAAACCCGAGCGACGGCACCGAAGCAATCCCGCCGGCGGTGAACGGGGAATGGATTAACAACCGGCTCTTCATTCCCTACGAGACCGACACGGAGAAGGACCTGCTGGCGATTAGTGATTACCTGAATGCGACGCGTTACGCGGGGGTGCGGGCGCAGGCGCGCATCAACCAGGGCAGCAGCGACAAGCTGGTGCGGTTTTTCAAGTTCAACGAGAGCACGGGCATCGCCTTCAAGGAGAAGAGTATTTATGCGCTCTACAATTTGACGGGCAGCCTCTCGACGATGGCGCTGGATGAAGTGACGCGGGAATATGGGCTGGCGGCGGAGCTGAGCTGCGTGCAAGTGGGGCGGGACGCAGACCAGACGCCGAGCCAGGTATGGTTCCTCAGCCAAAAGCGCGGGGTGTGCGCGCTGGTGGCCGGTGAATTTGGCAGGCTGCAGGTGCTGGCGGTGCCGGTGAGCGACCAGTTGGAGCGGACCATCAGCCGCATCGACTGGCGTTATGCGGACCAGGCGGTGGGCGCTTTCTGGAGCAACCGCTTTTATTTGGCGGTGCCGCTGGATGAGAGCAAGAGCGAGGGGCTGGATTTGATTGGGGGCGGCAGCTACGTGCTGAGTTCGCTGACCAAGACGGTCATCCCGGGCAAGACCTACGTGTGGCGGAAGGGGGCGACGGAAGTGAGCCTGGCCAATGGCAGCGAGACGCTGCTGGACTCGGGCGAGTTCACCGCGCAAGGGGCCAGCGTGGTGATTACGGGCGGGAGCGGGCTGGCGATTACGTGCACGCTGCGGCGCTGTTACACCGGGGTGAATAACGCGGTGCTGGTCTATGACTTCCTGCGGCAGAAGTGGGCCGGCTACGACGCGGGGCGGGGGCTGATGGTGAAGGAATTTCGCAAGCTGCCTTACCTGGGGCCGGAACGGCTGCTGGCGGTGACGGAGGATGGCTTCATCAATGTGATGGAGGAACTGTTCTACGACGAGGTGAGCAAGGAAAGCATCGGCGCCAATCTTTTCACGGATGTGAGTTACCCGGGGAGCGGGATCCTGAGCTACGCGGTGAGCGCCGGCCGGGAGTATACCTATGTGCTGGGGGCCAACGAGCTGCAACTGCGCAATGGCACGGAGACGCTGACGGGGCCGGCGGTGGGGACGTTTGTGGCGCAGGGGAGCCTGGTGGAATTGCAAGGGACGCCGGCGGCGCTGGTGACGGCCAACGGGCGATTGATTTCCTGGACGGTGGAAGCGGGCGACATCGAGATGGACCTGCTGACGCGGGGGTATGCCTGCCAGGTGAAGTCGCGGAAACGGTTCACCAGCGCGGCGGCCGACTTGAAGTGGTGGCACCCGCGCTTTGCGATTCACGCGCGGACGGAAGGAGTGGCGGAAGAGGTGCCGGTGCTGCCCAGGGTGGAGGGCACGTACGTGACCAAGGACAACCAGACCTATGTGCGGCCATTCAACCAGGCCCCGTGGGACGAAACGAATTGGAACGACGACCACGGGAGGCGGGACCGGCAGGATTACAGTGTGACGCTGGGAGAAACGACGACGCCCAGCGGCAGCATCCAGGCGGGCCAGCGCTACTTCGTGGAAAGCAGCGATGTGACGAGCGCGTGCACGGTGCGCTATAACGGGGTGGATTATACGAACCAAACGACTTTTGTAGGGGTGGCCGGGGTGGCCACTTATAGCGTGCAGGCGGGATCCCCGCGGGTCTACGGGCCGGGTAATTATGTTTTGCTGGGGAACAACGGCATCGAGTTCGACCAGGTGCAGGAAGGGGCGGAGCAATGGAAGATGCCGGCGACGGTGCGCGGGCGTGCGGTGCAACTGCGCTTCCGGAGCGCGCAAGGGCGGCTGGTGGTGGTGGGCACGGAAGTGAAAGCGGAGCGGATTGACCGGAGACGGGGCAGTCATCAGTAACTTTTTATGGCACTGACAATTACGATTGCGGCGAGTCACACCTTTCCGGCGGGCGTGCCGGTAACCCTGGCAGCACTGCGCAAGGCGGCGGTGCCGGGCATTGTCATTTCGGGCAGTGTGGCCGCGGGGGATTTGGCGGCGGGGGCGGTGACGCCGGCGAAGGTGACGCCTGGGGCTTACTTCTACGCGCCGGCGACGCTGACGGGCGGGGTGTATGTGCTGACGCTGGACCCGGCCTTGACCGCTTACGCGGCGGGCAATGTGTTTGCCTTCAAGGCGGACGCGGCCAACGCCGGCGCAGTGGACGTGAATGTGAACGGGCTGGGCGCGCGCGACCTGAAGCGGCCGGGCGGCGCCGAGCTGGGGCTGGCCGACATCAAAGCCAACCAGGTGGTGGAGTGCCGCGACAACGGGACTTACCTGGAGGTGACGAGCCTGCTGGCGACGCGGGAGGTGGAATATATTGCGACGGATTCAGGCACGGCCAATGCCTATGCGGCGGCGCCGAGCCCGTCGTATGCGAGCTGGGCGGCCGCGACCGGGAAAGTGGTGGCGGTAAAGATTGCCAACGCGAACACGACGGCCAGCACGCTGAACCTGAACGGGCTGGGAACGCAGGCGATTAAGAAGCACGGCACCCAGGCGCTGGAGAGCGGGGACCTAGGGGTGGGATTGATTGCCTATTTCATGTTCGACGGGACGAATATGCAACTGCTCAACCCGAGCGTGCGGGCGGCGGCGCGGGCCTGGTGCAAGTTCGGCGGGGTGGCGACGAGCAAGACCATCACCAACACGGTGGACACGGGCACGGAGCGCTTGACAGTGAGCGCGCACGGGCTGACGGCGGCGACGAGCCTGGACAACGTGCAACTGGTGACGGTGCGCAACTCGGGCGGGGCGCTGCCGGCCGGGCTGACGGTGAACACGGCTTACTACGCGTTCATCGTGGACGCCAACACGGTGAGCTTGCACACGAGCCGGCAAGGTGGGCTGGATGGGGTGTCGGACATCGTGAACCTGACCGGCAACGGGACCGGGACCAACAGCCTGGACATCGTGACGATGACGGCGGGCTACAATGTGGCGGGCGTGATGGCGACGGCCGCGGCCGGGAGCGTGGTGGGGGGCGATTACACGGTAGTGTTCGTGACGGCGTTCACTAATGGTGAGTTCGTGCTGGTGGGCAGCGCCAAGAGCGGGGTGGGCAACGGGCTCATGCTGGCGATCGATGAATCCGACCCGGGGCTGGCCGGAAGCAAACGCATCCAAGTGACCAACGACCTGGGGACGGATGTGAACAGCGCGGAGTGCCACGTGGTGGCGTTTGGCAACCAGTGAGCGATGTGTTTTTCATTTCAGGCCTGCCGCGCAGCCGCACCAGTTGGCTGGCCAACCTGCTGACGGCGGAGTGCGCGTGGAGCCGCCAGCGAAGCATTTGCCTGCACGACGCCAGCAAAGACTGCGGGGGGGTGGACGGCCTGGCGGAGGTGTTCGGACGTCTGAACGGTTCCCCGGCGTGCGCGGCCAACCGGACGGCGCTGGACTTCGTGGGCAACAGTGACAGCGGGCTCATCTTCGCGTGGCCGGAGCTGCACCAGCGCTGGCCCGAGGCCCGGCTGGTGCTGGTGCTCCGGAACCACCAGGAGGCCCGGCGGAGCTGGGAGCGCTATTTTGGGGCGCATCCCTATGTGAACATGCCGCACCTGAACGAAGAGCTGGCCGATATGTCCTGGGGCAACATGTGCCGCGCAGTCCTGCAAATGGAAGAGGGGTGGCCCCCGGGGCAATTGCTGGCGGTGCCCTTTGAGGCGCTGGAGTTCGAAACGACGGTCCGGCGCGTGTGGGGGTTTTGTTTGCCAGGGATGGAATGGAACCAGGCGCGCTGGGAACTGTTAAACCAATTGCGCATCAACCCGGCCAGCGAGAAAATCGCACTGAACCTGGAGCGAGTGAAGTCATGGGTAACGACATAGCCCAACGAGTGGCGCGCCTGGAAGCGACGCGAGAGAAACGCCTGGCGGAGAACCGTTGCCCCAACGGCTGCGCCGGCGAGATGGTTTTCACGAGCCCATTTGAGCGCCACTGTGAGGAGTGCGGTTTCCTGCAGACCTCGCCATCGAAGCTGCGCCAGCGGCTGGAGCCACCACGACTATGAGCGATAAACCCAAACCTGAACCTGTGCCGCCGTTCTGGCGGAAACAACCCCTTTCGCCGGCGGAGGTGCGATTGATTGGCGCGGTGTGCTCGGCGCACGCGCGCTGCGTCGGCCAGCCGAGCTGCAGCACGGCCACGGTGGTAAACACTTATCACGGCAGCGGCGACTACCACAAGGCGATTGCCGCCGGAATCCTGACGATGGGCGACGAAGGCTGGCATGCGCCGGTCGGGCGGGTGATGCGATTCCTGCGGCGGGTGGATTACGAGGAGGAGGCGCGGAAAATTCTGGCGGCGGGCAAGCGGGCGCCAGGCTGGGGGCATGACTTCGTGCAAGGACAGCGGGATCCCAACTGGGCCGACGTGGACAAGGTCCTAGCGGCCGGCCACAAGAAGTGGTGGGACCGATTGAACATCGTGGAAACTTTGCTGCATGAGGCGGGCAAGAAGGTCTACGTGAACCCGGCCGGTTACACGGCGGCGGCGGCGCTGGCGCTCGACTTCCCCAGCCGGGCGGCGGCGTATTTCGTGATTGCCGGCCGACTGGCCGCCTGGACGCACCTGGTAGTGCAACAGCCGACACCGTGGGGTGCTAGCGCACGGCCACAATCCAAGAAAGTCACCGACAAAGGAAAGGAATAATATGGGCGTAGCAGCAGTCATCGGCGGCGCGGCGGCACTGGCCGGCGCGGGGGCGAGCATTTACGGCGCGAGCCAGGCGCAAGGCGGACAGAGCCCGGCCGGGGCCTATCGCGAAATATCTCGCGATTATCTGGGGCGCTATTGGCCGGCGTATAAAGCACAGGACCTGGCCAGTGCGTTGAACCTGACAAGGACGGAAGGGAATCTGCAGGGAGCGGGCGCACTGAAGGCACTGCAGAACCTGCTGCAGATGGAAGGCATGGTGGGCGGGTTGGAGGCGTCGCGAGTGAGCCGTGAGCAGGAGACTGTGGGGCGATTCGCGCCGGGAGTCATCGACATCCTGAACAGCTACAACCCGCAGAGCGCTGCCCTCCTCGCCGAGATGGCCAGCCAGGCGCAGACGGATCTCGCCGCCGGCACAACTCTTTCGCCGGCCGAGATGCGCGAAGTGCAGCAGAATGTGCGGGCGGGGCAGGCCTCGAGGGGGATGGGTTACGGCCGGAACGATACCTTCGACGAAGTGCTGACGCTGGCCTTAACGGGCCGCGAGGCGCAGGACCGGCGCCGGCGTTTCGCTGGTGACGTGGCGAGCATGAGCTCGAACTTCTACGGCAACCCATTCGATTACATTTTCCGCGGCAGCGGCGCCGCGCCTTACACGCCGGCGGGGCTGCTCGGGGTGGGCGCTGGCACGGTGCGCCACGTGCCGATGGGGCCGGTGGCGGGCAACGGGCCGGGCGGCGCGCCGGGAAATAACAATGCGGCCAATAGCTGGACGGCACTCGGGGCGGGGTTGCTGCAGGGGGGCGGACAGTTGATTGGGAATTACCTGGGACGGCCGCAGCAGAACCAGTGGAGCCAGAGCGGGATCGATGACTACCTGTACGCGGCGAACGTGGTGGGGTAAATGAGCAAGCCGGAAGAAGACCTTAAGAAAGTGCAGCAGGCCTGCGAAAGCCTGAGTGGGGCAGCGGCAACTGGTATGCAGGTTACGGCCAGGTGCGCGGGTGATTGTGGCGGAAGAGGAACGATGCGAATAGGCAGGAGACCAACCAATGGCTGAATATCGAGGTGACTATCATATAGCGCAGGGGCTAGCAGGGTTCAACCAGGCGCTCGGCGCCGCTCTGGAGAAGCGCAACGAAGAGGGCAAGCTGGCGCAGGCATTGCGCAAGGTGCTGGACCTGCAGGAACCGGACGCGAAGGGTGAACACGCGGCGATGGGGCTGCCGGACCTGCAGGGCAAGCTGCAGGGCATCACCATGCAGCGGGCGCAACAGCAAGCCGAGGCGCGCGTGAAGGAAATGGAGAGCTTGAGCCGGGCGCGCGACATGCAGACCAGGCTGGGGCAGGGTCAGCTCGACCAGGGAAAAGCGGAAGGGGAATTTACGCGGCGGTTGCAGGAGATGGTGGTTCCTCCTCCGGGGCCTGCGATCGGGCCGCCGGTGCCAGGGATGGCGTTGACGCCGGAACTGATGCTGCAGGCGGCGGGCGAAAGCGGGTATCGGATGAATCCGGAAGGCATGGCGCAGATGATGCGCGCGCTGGCCACCGCGTCCCCGCAGGACCGAATGCCGGAACTGACGAACCTCGGCGGGCAGGATGTGGTCTACAGCCCGCACACGGGACAGTTCCAGTTCAAGCCGATGCCGATGTCTGACGCGGAGGTGACGCCGTTGCTCCTTGACGGGAAGCCGACCGGCCTGGTGCGCACGAAGGACGGCAAGACGTTTCAAATGCCGAAGGAGACGACGCCGTTTGATGCCACGCTTTTCGACAAGTCCGGGGACAAGGTGTTGAGCCACTCCGAAGCGGCCGCAGCGCGTGAAGCGCTGAAGACGAAGGGCCAGGTGTATCCCGGGAAGAAGGTGGGCGCCAGAGCGGAGCCAGCAAAGGATGCGAAGGCCGAGCTGGTCGTGGTGGAAAAGGATGGGAAGCGTTTCAGGCTGCCGAAGGGGCAACTGGCGGAAGCGGAAAAGCACGGCTACAAGCTGGTGAAGTGAGCCAAATAAAGCCACATGCCACTCGACCTGGAACCTATCGAAGAGCTGCAACTGGAGCCGGCGCTGGACCTGGAGCCGATTGAGGACGACCCGGCGGAGCGTGTTCGCGCGAAGCAAGCGGTGCTGGCGCCCCTTGATGCGTGGTATAAGCAGACACTCGATCTCGTGGGCGACAATCCGGAGAAGCGCGCCCAGGCGCTGGCCATCTACACCGAGAAGCTGAAGGAGCAAGGGGTGGACGTCATCAACGAGAAAAGCTTGAACCGCGTGGTGGGCGAGATTGTGGGGCCGCCGGTCGCCAAGGGCGGGAAGGTGACGGCCGCCGCGATCGGCGATATCGCCAACATCGTGCGCGGGGAGGCGCCAGAGAATTTAGCGGCTTTTGCTACGCAGCCCGAGGAAGCGCTGCCAGTAGAGAGGAAGGTGAAAGAGGCAGGAAGTTGGCAGGGTTTCCTCGGGCAAGTCAGCCTCGGCGCCAGCAAGGCAGTGCCGGCGGCCGGAGTGGCAGTCCTGGGCGGCGCCGCGGGATTGAGTGCGCCGGCGGCCAATGTTTTGGCGATGGGTTTCGATGAAGAGGGCAAGCCGAGCCCATTGGGTTTGGCGGCCGCGCTGGGATTGCCGATCGTGGACAAGGCCGGACGGCAATTGACGGCGCAATTCATCGAGAAGCGATTGACGGAAGGCCTGAAGGCCAGCAAGGACATCATCGACGACCCGGCGGCGCTGACGGAGATGATTAAGCTACGCTACCCGACACTGCAGAAGGAGGTAGTGCAGAAGGCGCTGGAAGTGGCCGGCGGGCAACTGGCCGGGAATGCGTATTTGATGGCGCTGCAGTCGCCTGGGATTTTGGAGAGCGAGGACCCGAAGGCGGCGGCCATGGAAGCGATTGCGGGCAATATCGGCCTGGCGCTGCTGGGCGCCGGCGAGTTGGTGCAAAGTGGGCGGAGTTTGACCTTCCGGAGTGTGGCCGGGAAAGCGGCGCGCGGGGAGCCAATCTTCCAGGTCGAAGTGGTGGAAACACCGCCAAGCAAACAGGCCAAGTCGTCAAGTGAGCCAGGGCAACCGCCCACTCAAGGCCCGCCCTCGCCCATTAGCCCCCCTGCCCCGCCGTCCGAACGTCCGGACATCATCGCGGGGCGGCCGACGACCGTCCTGGGGGCGAACGACGCGAAGCTGCCGGCGGTGTATGCGTGGGCGCCGATGGAAGCATTGCAAGGCAGCCACGCGGGCGACTTTGTGCCGAACCCGGCCTATGCGCCGTTGGCGAACACGCGGCGCTACGACACGGACCCGGCGGAGCGCGACAAGGTGTTGAAAGGGGCGGCCGAGTTCGAGCCATCGAGTTACGCGACGAATGTGCGCGGGGCGGGTGAAGGGCCCGTGATGGTGAGCCCGGGCAGTGACGGCACGTTGCGGGTGATGGGCGGCAACGGCCGGCTGCAGATGATTCAGCGCCTGGGTCCGGAGCAACGGGCGGCGCTGGACACGGTGATGGAAGAAGAGGCCTCGGTGTTTGGCTTGCCGCCGCTGCCGGGCCCGGAACATTTGCTGGTGCGGATGCTGCCGGCGCACGATGTGAGCACGCCGGCGGGTGTCGCGGCGGCGCGCCAAGTGGTGGACGTGCTGAACCCGAGCGCGGGACTGATGGAGAGCATGGAGAGCATGGCGCGCAATGATGCGCCGAAGGTCGCTCGCGTGACGGCCACTATGCCGCGGCCGGATGCGAAACCGGGCGAGTTGCGGCAGTGGATGGGTGGATTGATTGGCGCCGGCGTGCTGGACCGAAACACGCGCCCGCAAATTTTGCAGAGCGACGCGCAGTTGACGGATTACGCGCAACGGGTGGCCACGCACGCCGCGTATCACAGCGATCGTGTGGTGGAGTATCGGCAGAGCCCGAAGACTTCAGTGCTCGGGCGCGGGTTGGTGGACGCAGCCGGGCCGTTCCTCCTCGAGGCGCGCGGGCGCGGCCTGGATGTGGCGCCGGCGTTTACGGAATTGATGCATCGGGTGGGCGATTACGAAGGGGAAGGTCAGGCCATCGAAAACGTGCTGCAGCAGGTCTACGGGCAGGAAGAGTTATTCGAGACGAATGGCGGGACGATTGCGCGCGGGCTGGCGGCCGTGCTGGGGAAAGAGATTGTCCGCGACGGCAAGGGCAAGGTTGATAAAGCCACGACGCTGGCCGCCTGGGGGCAGATGTTTGCGAGTTTGCGCGGGAGCCTGGCTGAAGTGAAAGACGAGCCGGATTTGTTTGGAGAGAAGCGCACGCCGGAAGATGTGATGCGGGCCTGGGTGGGCCGGCGGCTTGGCACCGCAGACCGGCAGCCGGATGCACCCCGGACGGCAGGGCACGGGACCCGCGGCGGTCCTAGCGGACGGACGACACAGGGTCGAAAGCGGGAGGCGCGCACAGCGGAGGAGCGGTTTACCTCGCCGGCGCTGGGGTTAACCTATTGGAGCACGCCGACTGTCAAGGGCACGGCGCCGATGGCGCTGGGCGGGATGCAGCACGTGCATCCGGTCGACTTCCCGGAGCTCGTAAAGCTGGCCAAGGAGTTGATGGGCGGGCGTGTGCCGTTCCTGAAGAAGTTTCCGAAGGCCGCGGGGATGTTCTATGGGGAGCCAGGCAAGGCGCGGATTGGGTTGCGGCCGGAATTGTTCAAGGACTCGAGCCAGGCGGCCAAAGTGCTGGCGCACGAGATCGGGCACCTGGTGGATTTCCTGCCGAATGAAACGTTGAAGCGCGGGAACCTGCTGGGCCGGCTTTTTACGTTGCGGAGTTTCCTGAAGAATTCGTTCGGGCCCGGCAGCGTGACGAACAAGGATCTGCGGGCGGAGTTGATTGCGCTGAGCCAATACTGGAAGCCTTATCCGCCGAACCCGCCGGCATCTTACGTGCAGTATCGCGAGAGCGCGGTGGAGCTGTATGCCGATGCGCTGAGTGTAATGCTGAATTCGCCGGGCTTGCTGGAGCAGCAGGCGCCAAAGTTCTACAAGGAATTCTGGCGGGCGGTGAACCGAAAGCCGGAGGTGCAGCGGGTGCTGACGGACCTGCAGGATTTTTTGAGCCTCGGCAAGGTGCCGGTGCTGGACCAGCGCGGCCGGGACATCGAGGCGATGTGGAACAAGGGTGATGAGCTCTTGAAACGCAAGTGGGCGGAGCGGGAAGCCAGGCGCAATAGCTGGAAGGGTTACTGGCTGCAGCTGAACCAGCAGTTGTTTGACGGGCATGAACCGATTATTGCCAAGGTGCGCCAGGCGGAAGCGTCCGGAGCGGGGTGGTCGCCGGCGACCGATCCGCGGAACATCCTGGAAGAGGGGCTGATGATTGATAACACCAACGCGCGCTTTGTGCAGCGCGTGTGGGATGGGGTGGTAAAGCCGATCGAGGATGCCGGCATGACGGTGGAAGACCTCGGCACGTATTTATTTCTGCGACGCATCGAAGGAGAGCGGAGCGAAATGGCGAACCCGCTGGGCATTACGCCCGAGGCCGCGCGGCTGCAGCTGTTGAAGATGCGTCTCGACCTGGAGATGGAGAAGATGACGCGGCTGATGGCGGCAACCCAGAAATTTCACGCGCTCACGTTTGAATCGGTGGAAGAGGGCGCGCGGGTAGGCAGCTACAACAAGGAACTGTTCCAGACAAAGCTGGAGCCGAACAAAGATGTCTATGCGGCCTTTGCGGTGCTGGACTTCCTGGAAGATTATGTGCCGGCCGGGATCCGGAAACAGATTGGCACGCTGCGAGAAATTGCCAACCCGTTCACGGCGACGGTGATGAAGACCATCACGCTGAACAATCTGAACACGATTCAGCGCAGTAAGAATGCGACGCGCGATTTGCTGCAGGCGCATTTCCCTGCAGAGATTGAATCGGCCGACGTCGCGCATGGCCAGGTCGAGCCGAAGCCAAAGGCCGATCGCGGATTGTTGAGCGTGCTGGAGGATGGCCAGCGGGCGTTCTACTACGTGGACCCGATGATTGCGCAGGCCTTCGAGCGGATGAGCCCGCAGCAGCTCCACCGGGTGACGCGGGTGCTGGGGTGGACGTTCAAGAAAATCTTTTACCCGGTGTTCATCACGTACAACCCCGCGTTCCAGTTTGCGTTCAACCCTAAGCGCGACTGGTCGCGGACCTGGCGCAACCTGCCAAATGAGGTGGGAGCGATTAAGGCGCGCGTTTTATTGGCGAAGAATTACGCTGGCGCCTGGCGCAGTGCGGTCAACCGGGTGGCCGGCCGGCCGGACCCGCTGGTGACCGAGGCGCTGGAGAACTTTGCGATCGGGACGCCATGGGATACTCTCACCCAGGGGCACCGGGATGATTCGTTTGGCAAACTGCTGAACAAATACCATCTGCTTCCGGAGAAGGAGCGCTGGAAATTCCTGGAGAGCATGTGGCTGAAGCCGGTGCGATCGGTGCTGGGCGGCATCGAGTTCGCCGGCAGTGTGCTGGAGTCGCTGCCGAAGCTGGCCACCTACCGGCTACTGCGCAAGGACCTCGGGATGTCGCCGGCGGCCGCGGCCGCGCACGTGCGCAACTACGCCGGCACGCCCAATGTGTTCAAACGCGGGAAGCAAGCCTTGCTGGTGAAAGATTTCGTGCCGTTCTTCAACGTTTTTGCGCAGGGGTGGCGCAGCGACCTGCAGCGGATGACGAGCCCGAAGACCGCCGGCGGTTGGTGGTTCCGGTGGGCGATGAATGATGGCCTGCCCAAGGTTTTGATGGCAGCGCTCGGCGCTGGCGCGCTCGGCGCCCTCGGGGCGGCGCTCAAGCAGATCCTCGATGGCGCGAGTGAATACGACAAGACGAATTACCTGGTAGTGCCGGTGGGTTGGCGAGCCGGCGGGGATTTTGGCAAGCAGGCGGTTTACTTACGGATCCCTCATGATGAGACGAGCCGCTTGCTTTCAGGCATGACGTACAAGCTGGCGAAGAGCATTTTTGAACGAGACCCGGCTAGCGCGACGGAGTTGTTTGCTTTCGGCGCCGGACAAGTGCCAGGCGTCAACCCGGCGCTGACCATTCCGGAAAAATGGGTAGAGTATGGCAGCGGCTGGAACCCGACCGATCCGTTCCGCGGCCGCCCAATCATTCCGCAGACGGAATTCGCCGCCGGCGGGATGTCGAGCTTGAAGCCGATGGCGCTTTGGACGTGGGACCAGATGGGCTACTCGAGTTACTTGCACTGGAATAGCAAGCTGCCGACGACGACGGAAATTGCGCTGAGTGCAATCCCGGGACTGAACCGCGTGGTAAAGGTGTCAGATTACGGTTACCGCGAGCAACAAATGCAGTCCGAACGTGCGGACGACCAGGCGCGGGCCCAGCACCGCCTGGCCATGCCGGACAATGCACGGTCGTTGCTAGTGGAATACATCGGGCTAAAAGGCATTGCTCCCGAGCGGCGCACGGAAGTGCAAGAAGAGCGCTATCACACCTTAAACCTGTGGCACAACCGGGTGTATCGGAGGTTTGATGAGTGGATTACCGCGGCCGGCCAGGACAGCGCTCCGGAAGAGGCGCGCAAGCTGCGAACCGAACTGGAGAAGGAGAGCAAGGAGTTCGAGAAGAAGCGCTAGCGATTCGCCGTATCACTGGATACCAAGCAATCGAAGCCAAAGAACGGAACGCGGCAGTTGTGCTATGCAAATACAAGTGATTACCCGGTAGTGGGCTACTTTGCCGAGCATGCAAAAAATGACCCTGCCTTCCCTTCACGCCACAAGGCATCAGACTGCCTGCGCTCGCTCTGTCTATCTCGCACCGCGTTGAATTCAGGCAAGTTGCGCCATTTCAGAACTTTTAAAGCGATTCACTCTTAATCAATTGGTTCACGGTTCGAGTCCGTGCCGGGGCACCACTTCTTTTTATTGGTTTTCCAAAGCGAATAAGCAGGTTTCGCGCAATGCTGCCGCGGTTTTTTGTTCAAGTGTTATTTCGGCGGAGCCTGCCGTTTAATGGCCTTGACTGGCTTTTAGGGCGTCAATATGGTTGCCTCATGGCCGTATCAAACCCAGTCACCTTTCCGTTTCGTTTCATGACCCCGACGCAGCATTCAACGTCTCGATCACCCAAGCGGAGAGACCATGCTTGCCGGCTTTGCGAACCCACGCGGCTTTCGCTTTCGGTGGGCAGCGGATGTAGAGGAATGACGTTGCCTTGTCGTCCTCGTCCTTCGCAGCGTTTTGGTTTTTGAGCGGAGCGGGCATATTCAGCTAAGTGTTGAACTTGCGCTGATGGTATGCGCGACGTGTCTGCGCTGCACGCTTTTTGGCGCATCGACTGCATTTGCTCCGATTGGGAGATGGCTGTCCGCACTCGGTGCATTTCTTCTGCTGCTTGCGCATAGCTCTCCGCGCCTTGTGCTTGTCGAGGCACGCACGGCAAAATGTCGTCCCCTCCGTTGGGTGGAGGCAGTCCAAGCAAAGCCCGTCAGCCCTCAGTCGAGCCCGGTAAGCGCGCACGGCAGCAGCGTTGCTCACTTATTCGACCTCCGCATAGATGAGACTCGGGTCTTCTTTCGCGATTTCGCGGGCTTCGTCAGCGGTGAGATTTTCGCGGGCTTCGTCAGTCGGGTCATTATCAGGGTCGTATCAACCAGCACAATCTATGTCAACTGCCCTATCAATTGTCCCGTCAAGGGTGTAGCCTCGCTCCGTTTCGCATTCTTCAACCTTCGCCCACCGCGTCGGTAGATTCTCGGGATTGGGATTATCCATCTTGTGCACCTCCAGGTATTTCAGGTAGTGCTGCTCCGTCACCTTCACGCTGGAGTGCCGTAGCCACACACTGGCGGTATAGACCCCGTAACGCATCGCTACCTGGCTGCCGGCATACGCTCGCAAAGCGTGATTGGTCTTCTGCGTTTCCCAGCCGCGACGGCGCATCCACGCTGAGACATTCCGGAAAATGTTATCCGTGCGGTCGGTGGTCGTCCCCTGCAGCACAAAATCACCCGCCGCGCCGCGCCATTTCTCCGACGCGATACGCCGCATCATCTCAGAGTAAAACGGGTCCAGCGCGGAAACCTCGATGTAGCCGGTGCGCGCCTTGACATCAATATTCCCGCGCAAAAAAAAGCGCCCCTCCACGACCGTGAACAGGTTCCAGCACGTCTGGGCCGTCTCGCTCAGCCGCAGCCCGAACGACAGCGCCATGCCGGCCGCAATAAACTCATTGCGCGGCAGCTCACGCCATTTCTCGAGTGTCGCTTTTATCACCTTGTCTGCCGGCGCCGTGAATTCCGCCGAGCTCACCCGCTCGAATTTCTCTTCCTTGACGGTCGCGCCAAAGGCATTGAAACTCTCCGGCAGAGCCAGGCCCTCCCGAGCCTTGCCCTTCGCGTCCACCCATGGTCGTCGCATCAACGCCAATGCCTTCGGCTTAAAAATGCTCTTCGCCTGGTTCAGAATACTATTGGCCGTTCGCTTCGATCGCGCTTCGTCCGCCTGGCTGCCGCAGGCCGCGCGGGCCTGCTTCAGCGAAGCCTCGAAGTATCGGCGCACGAAGTTGTCATCCAGCTCGCCCACCGAGAGATCCTCGATTGCTTTCTCCTCGTACGCACGCCGCAGTGCGTTCTTCAGGCAATTCACATTCTGCCGGCGCGTCTTGTCGTCCATGTCCAGCGTGATGTGCTGGTAGCATTCCATGAGCGTTCCAATGCTGGAAAAAGTAACCGGACGATCCTCTTCCCGCTGCTTCTTTAACGCCTGCAGCCGCCCGGTCCACGAGGCGTCCACGTGCGCCTTAAAAAACCGGGCCGCCGAGTCGCGATCGTTTGTCTTCGCGCACACCAGGTGCGGCTTTTGCTCGAACTCATAGCGCAAGTACCAGCTCGCATCACGCCGTTCAAATCGCTTGAACATCCGATATCGCTTGCCTCTGTGGTCGAAGAAATCGACCCAGGGCGACACTGTTGAGCCAGGCTCAACCACCGTTACAGCGGTTTCCGCCGGCACCACTATGTGCCGCGATTGCGTCAAAGCTGTCGCAGCCATTCCTGCATGCGGCGGACGTGGCTGGCGGGTATTCGTGCTCGGTGATGCCGAGGTCATGGATCCGGACGCCATTGTTGATGTAACTTCTCAAAGCGGTCAAGCTGCTGCATTTGACCTCCTTTTAAAAGTTCGACGGCGCCTTGGAAGACCGCTAATGCGCGCCCAAGTTTCACCGCGCTGGATTTTCTGGATTTGTTTGTACGTTACACCAAATAGCGGGGCAACCTCTCGCGCTAATGGCAGGATGTTGTTGCAGTCCTTGCAAATTTTGTGCATACCGTGAAGGGCTTCCAGGCGGGTGGTCATGACCTTTGCTCCAGTGCTGGCTTGACGCACCGCTCCTCCAGTTCAGCGATGTGCTGCGCGAAGGCCCCGATCAGATCAAGTGGTTCAGGGATCAGTTCAGCTAGCTTGCTGGCGCTTATCTCGGAATTTAGGTAGCGCCTTACAGGATCGCCAAAATCGGCCACTGCTGGCGGCGGGTCAAATACCTTGGCGAGTGCCTTGCAATCGAAACTATCGGCCAGTACCCGGCCAGTCTCCAGCTTGGCAATTCGGGACTCACTGTAGCCGAGCTTTTGGGCAAGCTGAAACTGGGTCCACCCCTTTTCTTTGCGGGCAACCTTGATGGCGTCGGCGGTCATCGCGCCACCTCTCTTATCATTACCCGCACAGCCTTGGGCACCCTCCATGAATGCGGTGGACTGCGAAGGTCCAGCCGGTGTGCGATGTAGCCGTAATTCTTGTCGATCCACTCTCGCGCTTTCCGGCGAGTCCTGAACAGCGCGGGCAGGCCATCGCTCCACATTAAATGAGAATCGCGGTCGCTATAGCGCCACAGAACGCCCCAAAGAATTAGGTTCCTCATCGCGCTAGGGCGATGCCACTTGATTTTTCGCCGACTCCAGTTTGCCCAATGCCGCACGGATATCGGCATTGGTGATCCTTGCGTCATCATAGGAGCGGGCGACCAAGGCATCGTATTCAATTTGCGCTGTTCGCAGTGTGCGCCGAGCCATCGTGCGAGCGCGTGCCTGTGTTGTAGACTCGACCTTGACCTTGACCGCACAGATCAGAGTTTCGGACAAGTCCCCCGATTCTTCGATCCCGAGGTCGTGTTCCATGCTGCCCAGAATCAAATAGAGCGCGGGCTTGCCGGGTGGCACGCCAAACTCTTCGGCGGTCATCACGTCGCCTTCTTCGGCGGTTTTAGCTTGATAAGATTTATGAGCCCCGATGCGAACAACAAGCCCATTTCCGAAGAGTTCACATCCCGCCTGTTGTGCAGCTTTCTCGACATTCCATCCCGCTTGTTTCTTTGCCTTCATCACGCGCTTGGCAGCTTCTTCGGACATCTCCATTCCGTCCGCAAGGTCTACGACCGTACCGAGCTTGCGTTCGCGGGCGATAGCATTGGCCGGCGTTCCGTAGAGGTCTTTGTTTTTGAATTTCGTTGTCATATTGGTTTCTTCATGCCCCGCACTTTCGCAGATCGGTGTTGTTTTGTCAATACATTATTTTCGGGAAGCACGCAAGTTGTTGATAGCCAATGGAATCCTAGGGCGCGATTTCTTCTGCTACACAGTCTGCTACACAGTCTGCTACACAGTCTTGCGCTATTTGTGGTTGCGGTGCGGCCGCCGGTGGAGTGGGTATTTGACCGGCTTCACTGGCGGTGACGGTGGCCCTTTGGTGTCTGGCTCCTCCGCGACCTTTAGGTAATTCTCTGAATCCGCCATGGGCGGCAATCCTAACCGCTCCTCTTCTGCAGCGACGAAATCATGCAATGCTTGACAGACGTAATGCATGTGAGATAAGCAGAGCCGCAATGCACTTCCCCTACGAAAGCACACTGCGAACCTTAATAAGGAGTTTCGGGCAGCGCTGGTTCTCCCTTTGGCGCCGGCTGTGGCATGGACGCGGCCAGGATGGCACGCAGCCGGCGCTTTTGCTTTTCCGGCGAGTAACCGGAGGCATCAAGTGAGGCGCTGTGCCTGTGGCAGCTACAAGGTGACGCGCACCCTCGATGGCGGCGATAAGCGTTACACCTGCCGGAGCTGTGACGCGACCTGGCTGGAGCAAAGCCCCTTCGCCGCGATGCGCGAGGCCGCCGATCGCGGCTGGCAAGAGGGTCAACTGGAGCGGCAACGGCAGCAGGAGCTCGCCCAACCCGCAAACGCCACGGAGCTCGCCCATGGATAAGCGCCGGGTCATTGAAGCGTATTATCCCGCGAAGCAAGTCGCGGCGCTGCTGAGCTTTCAGCCGAAATGGGTGATTCAGCGAGTGCGGGCCGGCGACTTTGGCCCCGGTTGTTTTTATTGCGACGGTGATTATCGGCTCCCGGCCAGTGGTGTGAACGCGTTTATCGCGCGCCACGCGGTGCCACCGCCCGATGATGCCGTGGTGGCGCGAACGCCTGGTGAATGCCGGCGGAAGCTGAAGAAGGCCGTTCAAACGTCCGGACGCAGCGACGCGTGAGTATGCCTTCGTATTATCGCAAGGCCGGTCCCGACGACCACCCCGCTCTTTTTTCCGGTGAAACTGTCGAAGACCCTGGATGGGAGTTGTTGGTTTCGCCCGAGGATAAGAAGGTGAAGTATCACTTCACTGCGGAGCGGGTAGCGCAGGACCAGGAGCGCTACAGGGCCGTCATTGAGTGCCTGGGTATGAACATGCCGGCTCGGCTCATCGCCAAGGCATTCAAGGTCCACCATCGCGTGGTCGCTGCGATCATCATCCGGGAGAAAACTTCCATAGACGCACTAAAAAAAGACCTGGGCGAATTGATGCTGAAGGCATCGGGGTTGGCAGTGCAGGAATTCATCGGGCATTTGGCAGCCGGCAACGTCGACCCGAAGACCGCAGCTATCGCAGCTGGCATCTTTGCGCAGAACGGCAGTCTGCTCACTGGCTCACCGACCGCCATCATCGGCCAGGAGAAGCCGAGCTTGACGATTGAAGCTGTGAATGGGTTTTGGGAGAGAATTAATCGGCTAAAAAGCGCCGCGCCCCAGGGCGCCTTTCCCGATGGTTCCGAGGCGATTCCTGCGCTGCCTGCACCTGCTGCGCTGCCTGCACCGAGTGATGCCGAATCAACTGATTCCAAGGTCGGAGGTGGCCAGTGATACGGCTTCTGCTACGGCTGGCGGCGCTCCGGAGGCACGAGCAACGTGCCTCCGATAAAGGCGGGGGGGGGGGGTCGCGCGCGACGCGCTCCCGCCTCGATATCAACCCATTCGCGCGAACAGATTTTGACCTAAAGGCGCTTCACCTATGAGCACTTCAAAAAATTTTGCCGAACAAAAAGGGCCCCCCGCGCCACTCGCCGCGTTCACCGTGCTCCAGCGCGTATTGCCGGTGCGCATTGGCCTTTCCGCCGAGGAGATAAAAGCCCGCCGGGAGAAGCACCTGGAGGAGAACGTGCACTGGGCTTACAAGGGCAATGCCATCTACTTCAGCGAGGAAGGCGTGGCGGCGCTGACACGCTCTGCCTGCGTTACTCCAGAAAAAACGGCCCCGGCTGCAGCCAGCGAAGAAACGCGTGATGGCGCGGCCGCAGCGCGTGAAGCGCTGGCCTTCTTGACGGAGCCGCAGCCGTTGCGCGTTTGGCGGGCGTTCCCACACATCCGCAACAAGCACATCGTGGAGGTGTATATCGACGGCACACACCCCGAGGACCGCGAGAACATCGAGAGGCTGTGGGTGAAGGACAACACGTTTTTCCGGCAGGGGATGCTGATTGCCCCGACTGATTACGAAACCCGGCCCGGAGAAAAGGGGCAATACAACTACACGGGACGGCAACCGCGCCGGCGACAGCGATGAGGATACGGACTGTCAAACCCGAGTATTGGCTGCACCGAATGCACAAGTCGCTCTCGGAAGCGGCGGCGCTGCTGGGGGTGGCGCTGCTGAATTACGCCGACGACGAGGGGCGCTTCGAGGCGGACGTGGCGGGCATCCAGGCGCAGTTGTTTCGCTACCGGTCGCTCTCCAAACCGATCGAGGAAGGGCTGGCGGAATTGGCGGCCAAAAAGTGGCTGGTGCTTTACGAGGTAACGCTGGACGGGGAGAAGGTCCGGATGGGTTGCATTGTGAAGTTCCGGAAGCATCAGGTAATCAACAAGCCCCGCCCAAGTAGTCTTCCACCCCCGCCGCCCGACCTGCTGCGGGAAGCCTACGGTAACGATACGGTAGAACTACCTCCTTCTTGGGAAGGGAAGGGAGAGGAATGGAAAGGATCGGAAGGGAGTGCGCGCGCGCGAGGTGATGTCCTCGGGGAGGTAGAAGCGGATAAAAAAAACGGGGGCCGCCACCTCGCTCCGCCGCTCGACGAAATCATTGCCTGGGGCGCCGGGCTGGAAGCGAAGGCCTGGCTGGCACAACAGCAGGGAGTTTTCCCGGTGCCGCCGGATTACTGCCGACATTATCACGAGCAGAAGACGATTAAAAACTCGTGGCTGCACAAAGGCCGAGTGGTGACCTGGCAACTGGAACTTTTGAAGTGGTGGCGGGAAGACGCATGCCAGCCGGAGTGGCAAAGCAGCGGGGTGAAGTCGAAGGCGGAACTGGACGCCGAGCTGGAAACGTGCACGGACGGACAGCGCCGCCGCGTCATCCAGGAGCAACTGAAGAGGATGAAATGACGCGCGCTGCCGAGCAAACCATCAAGCACCTGCTGAAACCGAAGGAATTCCGGGTGTGGTGCCGGCCCAAGTCGGTGCCGCGCAATCTCGATGTGACGATGTATCCGAGCAAGGCCACCTGCGCGCAGTGTTTGACGCGGATGCGCTTTCAGACCACGGGCAACCGGCGGCCGGTGAGTGTGTGGGCGGCGCGGGACACGCCCTATTCCGATACCCTACCTCATTAGCATGAAGAACTGGGATTTTTACAAGGCTTTGCACGGGCGCGGGATGACTGGCACGACGCTGGCGGCGGCGATTGGCTGCGGTCGCGCGCACCTCACCCAGGTGATTAACGGCACCCGGCCGGGCGGACACACGTGGAAGAAGCTGCTGCTGGCCATCACCGAAGAAGAAGCCAAGGCGCTGAACCGTGGCGGCGCGTGGCGGCTGGTGCGCGTGCTGGAACGGATAGAGGAAAAGGATGGAACAATGTGCCACATGGAACAGGAAACACATGGGTAAAAAACACAACTACCCCAGCGGCCTACCGCTGTATTGGTGGGGATACGAGACGAGCGGGCGGCTGCGCGTGATCGCTACATTGCGCGAGCGCGTGAAGGGGCTGAAGACCAGCGAGGACATGGCTGTGTTCCTGTGGGATTGCCTGGCGCTGGGGATCGACCCGTTATGAGCCGCAACGCTACACAGGGCCGCGGGCAAGAGGCGACAAGGCAGGTGCCGCATTCGCCGGAGGCGGAAGAGGCGCTGGTGGGTTGCATGCTGGAAAGGGGGCTGGCCGCCATCGAGTCGGTGCGGGTGGTGCTGGGCGATGAAGGGGAAGCGTTCTACGACCTGCGGACGCGGGTGGCCTACACGGCGCTGTGCGGACTGGCGCGCGACGGGATCGAGATTGACCCGATTACGGTCAACCAACGGCTGAAGGACACGGGGCGGCTGGGGGATGTGGGCGGGCTGCCGTTCCTGATGGGCTGCCGGGACAAGTCGCTGCCGAGCAACCTGGATTATTACCTGCAAATCGTGGGGGAGAAGTGGGTGTTGCGGCGTTACCTGAAGATGTGCGTGGAGGGGGCGGAGCGGACCTACACTTACGGCGGTGCGGTAAGCGGGCTGCTGGGCGAGCACGAGAAGGGGTTGCTGGATTTGGTGGTGAGCCTGCGGGATCCGCACGCGGCGCCCAAGCACCTCAAACCGCCGGAGGCTTTCTATGAAAAATTTGTGGGCCACTTCTTCCGCACGGCGGAGCAAGGGGAGCCGGGGATGGACCTGCCGATCGAATTGAAGTTCCGGATCCGGCCGGGCGAGCTCACGCTGGTGAGCGGGGAGGACAAGAGCGGCAAGAGCACGGTGGTGAATTATTTCCTGCTGCACCTGGCCAACCAGTTGCCGGCGGGCAAGCGCATCATGGTGGTGAGTTTTGAAATGCCCAGTGACGTGACGCTGTGGACGCTGGGGGCGCAGTTGATTGGCAGGAAGCGATTGCCGGAGACGCGGGAGGGAACGAAGGAAGCGGTGCGCGCCATCAATTGGTTGAACGAGAAGTTTGTGATGTGGGATTTCCTCGGCATCGGCGACTGGAAGGAATTGCTGCGGGCCTTCCGCTACGGCAAGGAACGGATGGGGGTGGAGCTATGGGTGCTGGATTCGATGATGCGGACGGGCATTGCGGACGACGACTATGCGACGCAGGGCTTCATGACGGCGGCGATGTCGACGCTCTGCAAGGAGACGGGGCAGCACGGGTTCATTATCGTGCACGAGAACAAGGGGGAAGGGAAAGGGAAGGACAAGATTCGCGGCAGCGCCCTGATTCGCGCCAACGTTGACAACATTACGGGGGTGCAAATCAACAAGGACAAGGGGCAGAAGGTGGCCAAGCTGCGGTATCAAATCGCGACGGAGAAGCTGAACGGCCAGCCGCCGAACGAGAATTACATCCGGGACAAGGAAGAGGAACTGGACAAGGCGATTAAGGAATGGGACACGCGCTTTATCCTCTACAGCCAGCGCTACAGCGGCAGCCAGCAGAACGGTGCGCGCTACGTCTTCTTTGACCCGGAGTGTTTCCAATTCCGCCAGCAATGGCAGGACCCGCCGGTGAATTGGCTGGAGCGCTGGAAGCGAGAACAGCAGCCCGCGGCGAGCACGCCCGACCCGCCGGATACATTCGCGGGGGTGTAGTGCGAAACCAAAGCAACCAAACAGAGAGAAAGTTTTGCCAATGAAAAAGAAAACAACCAAAGCGGAAGCGGAATTGATGTGGTTCGACCGCGCAGACGGGCGAGCGATGTTTGTCGATAAGCGGTGCGAGACACACCTAGCGAAAGACTGCTCGGTGACGAATGGCTGGCACTGACCCCTGAGCGGCCGCTATTCGGCCAGCGGTGCGGAAAAACGGCCAAGACACACTGGATTGTTTATTTGAAAGGCGATGAAAAATCAAAGTAGCCCACTACCGAAAACCTTTGTTGTGCTGGTGGAAAATGAGGCGTGCGGGCGGTCGCGCGCCAAGCGTTACATGGTGCGGGCCACGACAGCGCACGACGCGCAGCAGCTGGCCTTTGCGCTGGATGGCGGATGGGGACTGGAACGGGACGCGCGGCACATGCTGCCGCTGGCGCAGTCACACGCATCCATCGTGGCGGAGAGCGAAACATGAAGATTGTCGCTTTCCTCCAGAATATGTGGGTGCGCGACCCGGCCAGGGTGCGCGAGGGGATTAAGCAGCACGGCGAGGAATATCGGCGCCGTGTGATGGCTTACTCTCTGTTCGCCGGCTGCCTGACCGGGCGGCGCCTGAAAGCGGCCCTGGGCGAGGAGCTCTGTAACAAAATCATTTGGGAGGAATGCACGCGCGAGATCGCGGGCAATCCGCTCTACGTGCCAGCGCCCCAACCGGACCACATTCGGCAGGTGCTGCAAACCGAAAAGCCCGACGTGGTGCTGGCCTTCGGGAAGGTGGCTTCTAACGCGGTCTCCCTGGTGGTGTCGGAAAATCCCTTCAAGTGCGTTTTCCTGACGGCGTTGCACCCGGCCGCGCGCCTGCACCAGGGCGTGCTGAAAAGCCTGAAGAAGTTGGCGGACGACCTCCGCAAGCTCATGGAATGAGAACGAGACCCCTACAGTGGAGTGACGTGAAGATTAAGACCGGGCATCGCGGGTGGACGACCTCTCGAACTACCTGACATGACCGAAGCGCCCAACAGTCCGGACGTTCGCACGGTGGAAGAGCTCTATGCCGAGCTGAAGGTGAACGTGCAGCATCCGCTGGCGGCGGTGCTGCCGTTGCCGGACCCGGACGTGGTGTTGACGGCGCTCTCTGTGCCGGGCGGGCGCGAGGAGCTGGTGGCGGGACTGGCGCAGCGGGAGGAAATGCTGCGGTTGATGGTGCACGACCCGCTGAAACACGGCTACGAGATGCCGTGGTGGAAGGACGCGCGCGAGCTCATCACGGGCGGCCCGCGGTTCAAGGCGCACGATGAACTGTGGATCCTGGGCGGCAACGATTCGGCCAAAAGCTGGTTCATGGCCAAGTGGGGGGTGGAAGTGTTGATACGGGAGCCAGGCATCGAATACGTGTTTGGCCACAACACGGAGAGCTCGAGCATTAACCAGCAGCAGCAGCTGGTGTATATGTTCCTGCCGCCGGAGTGGCGCGACCTCGGCAAGGCGAGCCGAACAGTCGACGTGACATGGAGCAAGGCGGGGGGGTTCAAGGATAACAAATTCAACCTGCCGAATGGGAGCGCCGGCTACTTCTTCTTTTGGAAGCAAGACCCGGGCGATTTGGCGGGTTACAAGGCGCGCGGGCTCTCGGGGGATGAGTTGATAACGATGGCGCACGTGGAAGAGTTGCGGGCGCGCATGT